AGGACATTTGTATAACTTACCCCGATACATGGTATGATCATGTTTCATATCACAGGCATTAAATGCACGAACAGGATCGCTAGAATGTAGAGTAAATTTATTATCACGTTCTATTACACTACTCTGATGGAATGTAAAAGCTTCAATAAATCCAGCCATAGGTAATCCATTAAGATGCCATTGGCTTTTGATTTCTTCAGCAGTATTAGGATCATGTAGACTGAGACCAAATCCTACACGATATTTGAACCATAGATCAAAGTGCATGGGTTTTAAATATGTGCCGTTGCTTTGTACCATGATAACTGCATCAGGCCAAAGTCTACGCAGGTTCATAGCCCATAGTTCTAAATCAGGATTAAGTGTGGGTTCACCACCTAGGATAGTAATACGAGGAATGTCTAGGCGGTTGCTCCACGCTTCATATACATCTGCATGATCGGCCCAACATTGATGCCCTTTGAAGTTGTAGTTGTTAAACCGATTGCACCCTCTGCAGGCGAGGTTACAGACGTTGGTTATATAGAATTCTACTACAGGGAAAAGTTTGATCATCTAGTATTTAATACTAGATTGCAGCCCCACGTGTTTTTGCAGCACGTTTAGCCATATTTGCTACTGTATCTACTGGTGCATCAGTGGTGGCATCACCAATATTTGTAGTAGTATCAGTATCATCTTCTGCTGGTTGAACTGATTTTAGTTCAACATAATCTTTATTAAAACTTTTAATTAAGTTTTTTACAGCTGGGTTAGTTTCGTTAGCCTGTGCAAGTGCTTCGTAATCAAAGGTGCGATCAGTATTACGCACTAGATTAATAAGGCTTTGTGTGCTAACGTTTGGGACTTTTTCTTTATCTTTATAACGATGTTGGATAAGCTCCAGAGCCGTTAGTAAATTAGACTCTGGAGTATTTGTTGGACCATGTGTAAATTCACGCAATCTCACGATTAACGTTTTTCGCGACCAAGCTCTTCTGCGCCACCAACAGCGGCATCTGTTGCGCCAAAACCATCGGTTTCATCAGCATCTAAATCACTACCTGGTGCTGGAGGTAAACCTGCATCACCACCACTTAGATCAGCACCTGCGTCGCCTGGCATTGCCATTGGGTTGTCTAGTTGCTCACCTGATAATACACGAACGCCATTGTCAACACCTTCACGTGCTGATTGTAGATTTTGCATTAGTGTATCTAGTGTTGTACCTACTGCGTTTTTAAATGCTTCTGCTTGTTCGCTACCAATTTGGTCACGGATCGAATCAAGTAATTGTGGTAACTGCTCATTCTGCATTTTTCCTACTTTTTCAATGGCATCTTGAACTGAATCTACCATATCTTTAGCAGCTAATAATACTTCTGCATTACCTACCTCACCTTCGTTTAGTTGTGTGCGGTTTTGTTCTAACCAAGCATTGATACCTTCTTGAACAGTTAGCAATTCCATATAACGTGGATTTGTTTCTGCTGTATGTAGTGCTACACTGTGACGAATTTTGTTTAAATTCGCAGCAATAGTTTCGCTTAGTTTTTCTGCTTTTTCAACAGTCATTGCATCAAAATTGATAGCAAAACCAAAACGGCTTTCCATAACTTTGTTAATTTTACGTGTTGATTTTGTAGACATTTCTGCTAATTTCATGGTCAGATTCCTGTTTAGACTTTAATATATTTAGCCAAGTTTAGGTTTTTCTTTATTTCTTTCTTAGCTTGTTCTATGCGATCCATAGTTTCCGTATAGCGTGCTGAATAAAATTCTTCACCCCACGAATCTTGTATTTTTTGCGCTTTTTTATAGCGCAGGCGATATAATGCCGCATCAAACTCTAATCGATTTAATAAGCTATCGCACTGTTGTATGTCTTGGGCTAACTGTGTTTGCTGTTTGTGTAAAGCTATACAATAATAGATCGCATCTTTACGATTAAAAAAATCAAATAACTGTTGATTACTGGACACCACACGCCAACAACGATCATTAATCTTTAAGACTTTATATTTACCTACTAGAACATCTGTACCTAATTGATAACAAAAAGGTAGTTCACTGGGGGTATTAGTTAATCGAGCTAGTTCTTGTTGTGTAAAACGCTGGATTTTTTCAACATCGAACTCAACCGGTGCGTTTTTTGTAGTAAATTTTGCCATCTTCATTGGTTCGTAGAAGCACGTCCTTGACTGTTAATTGATTAGCCAGTAACTGCTCACGTTCTGTAAGATGGCTTTTGGCTACGGGAGTCGCACCAATGAAACGCCCAAGCAATTCTGCTTCTTCGTTGGTGATAGGTAATAATAGTTTGTTGGTGAGTTCTACAATCTTCATGTAAGTATTTAGTTACTTGAAGAGGGCTGATCCGATAAATCCGATGAGTCCTGCTAGGATTACGCCTAAGATGCTGACCAGGACGCTGACACTTTGCTTGCCGCGACCTTCAAATTTTTCGTCCAGACTGTCCTTGATGCCTACTAGGTAGCCTTCAAGTTTGTCCATACGGTGTTCTAAGTTTTCTAGTTTAGTTTCCAAGTTTGCGTACCTAACGGCACATATTTCCACGTGGGCTTCTAGATTCTGTTTCTCAATTTCTGTTGGTTTGGCCATCTCGCCTTCCTAAGTGAGCGATGCCGTCTTTTGAGTGAGCCTTAACAATGTGCCTTAATATGTGCCTTAATGAATGCCTTTGAGCATCTAATATATTTAACTAAATCTTAATACTTTTAAAGTATATGTTATTCCATGGACCTTTAGGTTCAAACACTGCAAGTTCTGGCAATATGGTTTCTGTCAGACCCAATATTATTGGAGTTATCTTAAAGTCGTATTTCACCAGACCAAACTTATCTGGACCTTCTTGATAGATATCAGCATAGTCAACACCAAACTTAAATGTCCAGATCTTATGTTCACCTTGATATTTGATACCAAAGTTATACTTGATGATGTCATCGACAAGGTTCTCAGTCTCTAGTATAGTAGGTTGTGTGCGCAGGCTCAGGATCTGCTGGACTGTTTCCCAGTTGCGTTGTTGATTGCGTTTCAGTTCGTTCTGAGGTGAATAGCTGATAACTCCTGTTGGGGTTATGTCTATTAATGTAAAACCTTGATAGAGATATTGTTGAGTGTCCACATGAATATTTATAGACATAAAAAAACGGCACTATAAAAGTGCCGTTTTGCGTTACTTGAATACTAAGTTTTAGATTAGTATGTAAATGCTGCTGCTGTTGCACCTGCTACACCAGAACCATTTACGTATGTGTTGCAATACGCTTGTAGTGATGTTGGGCCAGTTGCTGGACTTGGAGCTGCACCTGTTAGTGCTACGTGGAATAGGTTACCAGATAATGGTTGACCTAATAGTTCGATAGAACCAATTTGCTCAATAGCTAAAACTAATTTTTCATAGTCTGAACCAGCTGCTAGGTAGTTGATGTTTGTACCATTACCGTATGTTAATAAACCTGCTGATGTTACTGTGTAGTGTGTAAGCGTGCGGCCTGTAACTGCAATGTTACCTGCATCTGTGCCTAGATTACGTGCACCACCGTTTGTTCTTGTAATTGTTGCCATGTTATGTTTCTCCTAAGTTTGTACGCTTTCGCGCATACTTTTATTTATGCCGACTTCAAAAAATTAGTTCTGCTAAACTGCAAACGATCCACTAATTTTACCGCACCACCGTCATGCCCAATAGCCACGAATCCCTCTGGACTAGTAACCTTATAGCCGTCATTGGTTTTTTGGAATGTTCCTATGCCTTCTACCTGCTGTAGTTTGCGTAACAGCATGCCTTTGAGCTCTATAATACGTTTATATGTGGCCAATATACCTGTTAAATTATTACTATTGTCAGCGATCCATTGTTCTTTGGCTTTGATCTTGGCTAGTCTGCCCTGCGCCGCACGACCTTGTAGACCACCTGATAATTCTTCAATACCTTTCATCATTTCTTGTTCGTAGTGGTTGATAAAATCCTGTAAGAATTTTGTGGGATCTACAGCCTGACTACCTGCACGAATCATTTTATTAATAAAAGGTTTGACCATGCGATTAAACTCTCGATCCTGTAGGATGATATCAAATCTCTGCGGTCCAATCTTCTGCATGGTTTTAGCAGTTGCCGATAGATATTTTTGTATTTTAGCATCTTCTGTGGGAGTTAAACTAGCAATGCCTGTGTAGTCTTTGTATGTAGCATCATCAAACCATACGTCTTGAGTCTGTGTAAATCCTGTGACATTTACACCAAATTGTGCTGTCATGCTGTCCAGGCTGTCGCCACCGGTATATGTAGTATGGAATATGATACCTAGTTTAGCACGAGCGATCTGCTGACCAAGTTGACTGTTGACCGGTACTGCATAGGTAATAGTGTTAGGAGTGAATACATAGCATTCTTCGTCGTTGACTTCTACACGATTAACTTTACCCGGAGTAAACATCAAGTCACCCTGCACTACTCCGCCAATATTTAACTTGCTGAGATATTTCAATGCTGACAGTAAAATTTCTGCTAGCTCGGGTTGATCACCATAGAAGTTTTGTATATCTTTAGCTGACTTACAGAGCTTAGGTTCGCCTTTGCTAAACACTGCTTTAGTGCCTACAAAGAAACGACTGTCTGCTGAATCTATGCCACAGATGATTGCTGGCGATCCGTCCCATTTAACTGTCAACTGTGTGGTAGTACCTGTGCCTTCTGCCAGCATGTGTCGTAGACTGTCGATGTAGTTAAGTGCTTCTTCTGCTCCAGCATAGCCATTATTAAACACTAGATCTTCGATATGTTCAAGATGGGTGTTCTTGCTTTCTGTTAGCAAGAATTCAGGAGTTTGTTTTTTTATTTCAAACAGTTTCATTATAGACCTTGAGCTTTGATTCTATCTATTATGGCTTTTTCGTTGGGATCTCTAGGATCTAATTGCTGTCCGCCCATATATACAGGAGGCTCACTTGATGGGTCTGCTTTAAATTTTATTTTTTGTTGGCGGGGAGCTGTTTTTGCTACTGGTTTTACTGTAGGAGCAGCTGCCATAGCTGTCGGGGTATAATATGGTCTACCTTTTCTAATAGTCACTGGTTTAAGCATACCAGATTTATATACTTTAACAACACTATTCAGGAAATTCCTGACTTTAGTTGGATTATTTAGATCTGCTGTGGTAAGGGGAAAATCTGCCAGGTTAGCATCAAAAAATCTACTGGCCCAAAATTTAACATCTTTATCACCTGTGCCACCAGTATACTCGTTCCATGCTCGTATTACTTCATTGGCATATTGATTAACATCTGCTGCTCCTTGCTGTTGTGCAGATTTTTCCTGAGATGTCTGATATGCTGATTTGGCTCCTGCTACACCACCTTGCACTGCACCTTTGATACCAGCTGCTCCTGCTTTGATAGTGTCCCAAATACCTTCTTGTATAACTTCATTAATCTTCATTGTTGATCTTCCTAATGCCACGAGAGAATTTAGCAGGATCTTGACCCTTGATAGCATTAAGCAGTCGGCGCTCAAGCTCAAGAGCTTGCTCAGCTTCATAGTTTTCACGGATATAACGGATTAGGTTAATAGCACCATTGATGATGTTATTGGCGCGAGACTCTAGGAGATTATCCTTATCCTTGTGCGTGAGTAATTCGTCAAGCTCTGTAAGTATGCTACGGGTGCGTTTCTGCACAGTATTCACTCCAATTTAGTATATTTATCGATAGATTAAGATAATAATACCGCAAATTCTGGGCACAATTTATTAAAACTTGTACCTCTGATATTGTCAAGATTATTAATATATGTTAAAAATTTATTATGGTCAGCATCACTTTCTTGCAAAGAGTTAACTAATCCCAATAACATTGGGTGGCTTTTAAATTTTTCTATCAATTTAGATTTAAGTTCAGCCGATGCATGATCGATCGCACAATCACCTATAGCTTTTTGAAATATTATCTTAACGCTATCTCCTAATCGATTAGTATTAAAACTAGATTGTTGCCAATCAATCAACTCATTTAAATAATATAAATTTAGATAACTCCAAGTACAGTTAATATAGAATAAATGATTTACGGGCATATTATCAATATACCAATTGAGATTGTTTATTAAATCTTTCCAATTTGCCCCTGTGCGTTGATATTCAAATCTTTCTTGAATATCATCAATACTAAAATACAATTCAACTAGTCGGCATTCACTCCATATTGATAATATTTTATCTGATACTCTTACGGTACCATTGATGTTATAAAATATACGCAGGTCTCCTAACCCTTTAACTGATTTAATTTGTTCTAGTAGATCTATATGGGTAGTAGATAATAAAGGTTCTCCGCCGCCATGGAAATGTATATTTTTTATTTCTGATAAAATTACAGGATTGTCTAATTTAATCTGATTAAATTTTTCGTGTTTAAATCTAACGGTATCTATCTGCGGATGCATCTGTTGATAATCTGATATCCATGCGGTACTGTTGTCCGGTCCACATATAACACATTTCAAATTACACAAATTACCAACGCTATAGTCAATACTTTCTGGACCTAATAGGTCAATATTATCATTGTGTTGATATTGCGTATACATTTCTTTAGAGGCCAATCGCCTGCTTACAAGACCGTGATGCTCTTCATGATAACATCGATGACATTGAGGAATTGGTTTATCGTCTTGTATTAATTGTTTTAATTCTTGATGTTCTTTGCTATTCCAAACTTCTGATATGTTTAATTTGTCAGATGTTTTTATAAACCCATCAAAATAAGAACATGGATTATATGAAATTTTTCCATTTTTTGACCAAATAGCCAGATTTTTGTATATTTCATAACAGAAATATTTTTTATTTTGTAACATATTTTTCTATACCAATTATTGGTATATTAATACCTTGATCTAATATCCATTTAATAGTAGTAGCTAACTGTATTGGATCTAAATTATTCTCATTCCCAGGTTTATTATCATTCAGCCCACCTACTGTCATATGAGTAGTTTTAAACTCGCCAGAGCACATGCTTAAACTTATATCTCTAAGAGCACGCTTTTGCACACTATAGTGAGGTAAAAAACTATTCCTACCTTCATATTCTGCTGTACTGCCTATATTAAAAACATGACCACTAGTCCAAAGTTCGTGTGTAATTTCTAATATTTTTTGTTGGGCACCATTTGAAACAAAAGAACTATTAACTAATACATTGTAGTTTACGATATTTTTTCTGAAATGTTCTT